TCGCCAAGGACGTGCTGACGGACGCTTGCATGGCTTGGCCACTGCTCAAGCCCGCAGGTCTGTTGGTCTTCGATGATTATCTATGGGGCGACTCTCGTGACATCCTGCACCGCCCGAAGATGGCTATCGACGCCTTCACCAACATCTTTGCCGAGGAATTGGACGAAGTCCACGTCGGCTACCAACTGGCAGTACGAAAGAAAGGGTAAATAGCATGCCGGACTATGGTTTGTTCCTTATCTCGTTCGCACTCGGTGGGTTTACCCACTGGGTGTGGTCCCTCAAGACCATAGGCGATTTGAAGCGCATCAACGAGCGGCTCAATGACGAGGTGACCACCCTCACCAGTCGGGACGAGGACGGTCGCTTTAATGGGGGTCGCCGAAGGTGAAGGTCATACTTAACCCAAGGCACTTCCACATACGTGCGAAGCCAGAGGATGGCACCCTCTGGCTGACCCACGAGAAATACCGGGAGCCGGTGCGGCCCGTGAAGGACATAACCAACGAGGTGCTGCTGTGCCTGTGTGCGGATATGTCAGCGGATGACTTGACCCAGAAGGTTGAGCGCAGTGTCCGGTTCAGTGACGGCATGGAGTGCCGCATAACAGTGGAGATGGTCAAAGATGACTGAGCGCGTATCAGGTGGCAGCAACGACTATTACAAGGTCTGGGTGTTCTCGCCGACCAGCGGGAATGATGGCTACACCGCTGAGTGTAACGACATCATCGAAGCACTGGACATGAGCTACGCCGAGGGCAATGCCTTCAAGGCTATCTGGCGTCGTGCTGCACTACGCCGGGGTGGCGGCAAGCCCGGTTCCACGCTACTCTATGAGTCAGAGAAGGTCGAGTTCTTCGGGCGACGGCTAGTAGAGCAATCCAGATGGAGTGAACAAGAATGAACTGGCGGTTGGCCCGTGCGTGGGCGTCTCACAAAATCGTAGGAATGATCGGGCGGTGTTCCCGGCTGTTCCCTCGCACTTCGCGCCGGACGCGGATCGTCAACGCACTGTGCCGCCCCTTCGCCGGTCCGGCTATGTATTGGGCTTTCAACAAAAGACAGAATAAGGGGAACGGTAAATGACAGCGTGGTCCTACTCGTCGATCAAGACGTTCGATCAGTGCCCAAAGAAGTATTTCCACCTCAAGGTGGCCAAGGACGTCAAGGACGAGGGGAACGAAGCGTCTATCTATGGCAACGACGCCCATGAGGCGGCAGAGCACTATATCAAGCACGGCACTCCCATCCCGGACAAATATGCCATCATGCGCCCTGTGGTGGAGAAGCTGGCGCAGTTCCCCGGCGAGAAGCACACCGAGTTGAAGCTAGGTGTACGCAAGTCGGAGGAAGGGTTTGAGCCGTGCGGCTTCTTCGACAAGGACGTCTGGTATCGCGGCATCGTGGACCTGCTGATCGTGGACGGCACGACTGCCCACATGATCGACTACAAGACCGGCAAGAACGCTAAGTATGCCGACATGAAGCAGTTAGACCTGATGGCCGGTGCCGTGTTCACGCACTTCCCAGAGGTCATGAAGGTCAAGTCGGGGCTGGCCTATGTGGTCAGTGACGAGTTCCTCAAGAAAGCCCATGTGCGCGCTGAATTGGGCACCTACATGAACGTGTTCGACCACCAGCTAGGGCAGCTTGAGGACGCCATGCAGAGTGGTGTGTTCAACCCTAAGACCTCTGGACTATGCCCATTCTGTCCTGTAACAACATGTGAGCATTGGAGGCCACGGAGATGGTGATGCTGATCCAACTCAAAGAACCTCTGGGTGCCTACCACCAGCGCTGCGCTGATGTGCATGGGTGGCTGTACATTGTGGACGAACCGGGCAAACGTTTGCCGCCACGACCTGTAGGAGGCGATTCAGGTGTGGGTCGAATGCGGCGCGACCTCATAGAAGCTAGGTCGCTGGCTACGGGTGTGGTATGCACGTTTCGACCTGAATGCGTGGAGGTAGCAAATGCCCTACAAGAACCCGAAGGACCGCAACTACAAGCGTGAGTATGAGACATACCACAGCCGCCCGGAGCAGATCAAAAACCGGACGGCGCGCAACGCTGCCCGAACCAAGCTGATGAAGGCCGGGAAGGTGCGGAAGGGCGACGGCAAGGACGTTGCCCACGTCAAAGCCTTCGACAAAGGTGGCAGCAACGGCGACGGCCTCCGGGTTGAGAGCAAGTCCTCCAACCGCTCATTCAAGCGGGACAGCAAGCGCAACCTTGTGTCCGAGACCAGCGCACGGGAGCGCAAGAGGAAGAAGTGAAGTTTGTTCGACCGTTCCAAGAGGATGGCTTGCTGTGGCTCCGCGCCACCGCCGCCTATGAGCTGCACAACACCGCGATTATCGACGACGCCAAATGGGATACGTTGACTCGGACGCTACGAGACAATTATGATCGGCTGGACCCCTACTTGAAAGACGCCATACCGTTGGCGTGTCTCCAATCCAGCACAGGGAGTGGCGTGGATTGGACGCAGGGGCTTCCAAATATGGCCGCAGAAAAACCTATACAGGAGTAGGAGCAAATATGCAGATCGGCGACAAGGTAGAAAAGGTGAAGGGATACAAGTGGCCCGGCGTGGTCGTCTCCCTTTTCCGTACGACAGCAGGTGCAGAGCGTGTCGTGGTTGAGTGCGCAGTGCCGGAAGTTGCCGGTGCGCTGCACATCTACAACCTCGACCAGATTAAGGTGGTAGAGGAATAATGCAGATCATCGACGATAAGGTGCTACTCGTCAGAACCCCCGACCCGACCCCCATCACCAGCCAGATCAAGAAGTCCGCGCTACTCGAAACCCACAACGGTGTCTCCAAGGTGGCAGTGCACTGGGGGATGAAGGAAGCACGGATGCTGGCGAAGATGAAGGCACCCGATGTGCCGTCGCCTATCCTGCGCGACTATAAGTGGACCGGGCGGCTCACGCCGTTTGAGCACCAGAAGACTACCGCCAGCTTCCTTACCCTGCATGACAGGGCGTTCTGCTTCAACGAGCAGGGCACAGGCAAGACGGCCAGCGTCATCTGGGCAGCGGACTACCTCATGAAGCGCGGCGACGTGAAGCGCGTCCTCATTCTCTGCCCCTTGTCTATTATGGACAGCGCGTGGCGGCAGGACCTGTTCAAGTTCGCTATGCACCGCTCATGCAGCGTGGCCCACGGCACCGCCAAGCAGCGCGCCAAGATCATCAAGGCCGGGAGCGAGTTCGTCGCTATCAACTTTGACGGGCTGGCCGTGGTGGAGGATGAAATCATCGCAGGTGGGTTCGACCTGATCGTGGTGGACGAGGCCAATGCCTACAAGAACCCCATGACGACCCGCTGGAAGGTGCTCAACCGGATTGTTAACGCGCTGGACCCGCGCCTATGGATGCTTACGGGTACTCCAGCAGCACAGAGCCCTGTGGACGCATTCGGACTGGCAAAGCTGGTCAACGCCGACTGCCCGAAATACTTCGGCCACTTCCGCGACAGCGTGATGTATAAGGTGACGCAGTTCAAATGGGCTGCGCGCCCCAACGCCGAGCAGACCGTGCATAGGGTGCTGCAACCGGCCATCCGGTTCGAGAAGAAGGACTGTCTCGACCTGCCCGACGTGACCTACCTTGAGCGTGAAGCGCCGCTGACCAAGCAGCAGATGGCCTACTACAAAATGCTCAAGACGGAGATGCTCATTGAGGCAGAGGGAGAAGAGGTCAGTGCGGTCAACGCAGCGACCAAGCTGAACAAGCTGCTCCAGATCAGCGGTGGTGCGGTCTACACGGATGAAGGCTCGGTGCTGGAGTTTGACGTCTCCAACCGCATGAACGCGGTGTTGGAGGTGATTGAGGAGGCCAACAACAAGGTTCTGGTGTTCGTGCCCTTCACCCACACCATAGAGCTACTGCGCGAGCGGCTGGAGAAGGAGGGCATCTCATGTGCCGTCATCAACGGCAAGGTGCCTGTGCATCGGCGCGGGGAGATCGTCACCGAGTTCCAGACCCGCAAGGACCCGCACGTGCTGCTCATTCAGCCACAGGCGGCATCGCATGGGCTTACCCTGACGGCAGCAGACACAATCATCTGGTATGCCCCTGTGACGAGCGTGGAGACCTACCTACAGGCCAATGCCCGCATCAACCGACCGGGGCAGAAGAACGCGATGACCATCATCCACATCCGGGGTAGCGACGTAGAGGCAAAGCTCTACCACATGCTGCAAAGCAACATTACGAACCATGAGAAAATCATCGACCTATATCGTCGAATTATCTCAAACACCCCTTGACACTGTAAAATGTTAAGTTAGGTTGGTGGTGCGCCGGGCTAACCCATGGAGGGTCCATCAGCGTAGGTGGTTGTCGGTTCGAACCCGACCCCGGCAGAAATTTTAAGGAGCAAACATGTCTGACGTAGAGGGACTGCCAGTGGACGAACTCGTCCGCATCTATCGGAAAATCCGCAACGCTGTGGAAGAGCGTGAAGAAGCCTTTAAGGCGGAAATTGAGCTGCTGAAAGGCCAACTGGACGCTGTGTCCACTGCCCTGCTCGACATCTGCAATCAGCAGAACGCCGACAGCATCAAGACGCAGCACGGCACAATCTCGCGCCGGGTTACACAGCGGTACTGGACGACCGATTGGGGCGCACTATACCGCTTCATCAAAGAGAATGATGCACCGTTCCTTCTGGAGCAGCGTATCCACAACGGGAACATGAAACAATTTTTGGAGGAAAACCCCGACGCGTTCCCGGCGGGCCTCCAGAGTGACCGCAAATATGCGGTCACTGTCCGCAAACCGACAGCCAAGTGAGACGATTATGCCTACAGTAGATATTGTAGAAGGAATAGCTCAGATCACCCACGAGATGAACCGTAGGTGGTGTGAGTTGGGGGGTGACGATAGTCAGCTTCCATGGGAGCAGGCACCAGAATGGCAGCGCCAAAGCGCACGTAACGGCGTCCGTTTCCACATCGAGAACCCCAATGCTAGTGCCAGCGCAGCCCATGATAATTGGGTAGCTGAGAAGGTAGCCGCTGGCTGGGTCTATGGGCCGATCAAGGATGCCGAAGCCTCACCGCCGACGCATCCATGCCTTGTGCCCTTTGAAGAGCTTCCTCCGCGCCAACAGTTCAAGGACCGACTGTTCCGCACCATCGCCAACACCCTGTTTTCTGAAGTGGTATAATCATGAGCAACCTGACCATTTTTAAGCAACCCGGCGTAGTCGCCACCACAGCCCGTCGCGGTGCAACGGCGCTCGGCCAGTCACTGGCTTCGGCCAACACCATGCGTCGTATCGCTACCAACACCAACGGCACGTTCAAGCGCATCGTCAACGGTGAGCAGATCGGCAATGCCGTGCGGGGCGAACTCGACGTCATCATCGTCGATGCACTGCCCAAGGTCAGCCGCGTGTTCTACGCTGGCAAGTATGACCCCAATGCCAAGCCGACCCTGCCTGACTGCTGGTCGAACCTCGGTGACAAGCCAGAGCCCAACGTCCCCAATCAGCAGCACACCAACTGCGCAGAGTGCCCGATGAACATCAAGGGCTCGGGCGACAACGGTGGACGTGCATGCCGCTTCCAGCGCCGCCTTGCCGTGCTGGTCTCGGGTGACCCGACCGGTGAAGTCTACCAGTTCAATGTGCCCGCTAAGAGCTTGTTTGGTAAGGGTAACGGCAACGTCCATCCCTTCGAGAGCTACGTGAAGTTCCTCGCTGCCAATCAGGAAAGCCCTGACACGGTGGTCACCAACATCAGCTACGACCTGAACGCTGACAGCATGGAGCTGCTGTTCACGCCGATGCGCGGCATCAGCGATGAGGAATATGAGCTGGTCACGGCGGCACAGGCCGACCCGGAGACCAAGAAGTATATCCAGCTCACCGTTGCACAGGCCGATGGTGTGACCAAGGCACCGGCTCTCAGTGCCCCTGCCGATAAGACTAACACTGTTAGCCGCTCGGACGAGCCGGACGATGACGAAATCGAAGCTCCTGTGAAGCGCGCCACCAAGGCGACTGAACCCGCTGTTGAGAAGAAGCAGAACCTCGCGGCGGTCATCGACCAGTGGGGCAGCGACGACGACGAGGAAGATTGATACCGTGAGTCAGGGCTACAGCCTTCGCCTCCGCGATATGAACCGTAAGGCCCCCAGCACCATGCTGGGGGTCAGGCTGGGAAGGGCGTGTATCAAGCACGGCATCCCAGCCACCACGGTCGCAGATCGCATGGGGGTATCTCGCCAGACGGTGTATAATTGGTTCCGGGGCACATCGACTCCGGGCCCGACCGTTTCCCGTGTTGTCGAGCAGTTCATAGCGTCCCTAGATTAAGGGGCAGCGTATCGCTCTATAAAGAAAGCAGGGCTTCACCCTGCTGTGGGGGCTCATGACCAATTTTGACCTCTTGAATGCAGTGCAGCCATCCGACGGGTGGTTTGCCGTAGTAGGCATCAAGGGGGCCGGTGCAGATTTACAACGTCAGCAACATCTTGTGGAGACTAGAGCAGAGGTAGACAGCTTGGCTACCCGTCTCTCCAACGGTGGCTGGAATGTGTTTTTCGGGGTGGCTAAATACGCCAGCGATGCGAACCGCAAAAAGTCCAACGTCAAGGCGCTCAAAGCGTTCTGGATGGACATTGACTGCGGGCCAACAAAGGCAGTGCCCAACCCCACGACTGGCCGTCCTCAAGGCTATATCGACCAAGCTACGGGCCTCACCGCCCTGCGCAAATTCTGCAAGCTCGTCGGCCTACCGAAGCCTATCATCGTCAACTCAGGGCGCGGCCTGCACGTATACTGGCCGCTGACAGAGGAAGTAACTCCCGCCGAGTGGGAGCCGGTTGCAGCTAGGCTGCGTGACCTGTGCATCACGCACGACCTTTATGTCGACCCGGTGGTCTTTGAAACGGCGCGCATCCTGCGTGTGCCGGGCACATACAACTATAAGGACGATCCTGCTCCTCAAGTATACGTAATGACCGAAGGGCAGCCCTCGGACTTTCACAGCTTCAGGAACCTCCTCGGGGTCAAGGCACAGACCCCCCTTGCCATACCTGAGCCCAGTGGGCGTCTGACGGCGCTCGGCAAGCTGTTGCAGGACAATGTGAGCAAGTCGTTCGCTAAGATCATGCGCCGCAGCGCCAAGGGCGATGGCTGTCAGCAATTGCTCGACTGCTACCAGACCCGAGACACGCTGTCGGAGGCACGGTGGTTCGACGCGCTGTCGGTCGCCAAGTTCTGCTCGGACAAGGACAAGTCGATACAGTTGCTCTCCGCAGGGCATCCTGACTACGACCCGATGAAGACGGTGCGGAAGATCGCACACATCGAGGGTCCGCATAACTGCGCGACCTTTGAGCGCAACAATCCCGGTGGGTGCGCAGGGTGCCCCCACTTGGGTAAGATCAAGAACCCCATTTCACTCGGCATGGAGGTGAAGGCCGCATCGGAGGACGACTACGCCACGGCGCAGTTCTCCAATGAGACGACCGGGGAGGTGCAGACCGTCACCATACCCCCTTACCCCAAGCCTTTTTATTGGGGGGAGAAGGGCGGCATCTGGAAGAAGCTGCCCGACCCTGAGGCGGAGCCAGTCTTCGTCTATCAGCGTCACCTCTACATAGTGAAGCGCATGCACGACCCAGAACTGCTGGACGTGCTGGTCTTCCGTCTACACCTACCGAACGACGGCATCCGGGAGTTCCTTATCCCGGCGACCAAGGCGCACGAAAAGACTGAGCTACGGAAGATACTCTCCGGCTACGGCGTTAGCTGTAACACGGCACAGTTCAACCTAATATGTGAATACGTAACAATCGCCATCAACCAACTCCAAGAAGACGAGAAGGCAGAGATAATGCGCACTCAATTCGGCTGGGCCGACAACGACAGCAAATTCATCGTAGGAGACAAGGAGTACACCCCTGACGGTGTGTTCTACAGTCCTCCATCCTCCGCCACAGAGAGCATTGCCGCTCATATGGGGCCGGTCGGGGACTACAAGAAATGGCAGGAGGTGTTCAACCTCTATGGGACACCGGGGCTAGAGGCGCATGCGTTTGCAGCGCTCACTGGTTTCGGCGCACCGCTGCTCAAGTTCACCGGCCAATCGGGCGCGGCGATCAACATCATCCACCCAAAGTCGGGCACGGGTAAGACCACCATCCTCCACATGTGCAACTCGATCTGGGGGCACCCACGTGAACTGTGCTCGACCCAGAAGGACACTGACAACGCACGTATCCACAAGATGGGTGTCCACAACAACCTGCCCTTCTGCGTGGACGAGATCACCAACATGGCCCCTCTGTCCTTCTCGGACCTGATCTACGCCGGGTCGAACGGCAAGGGCAAAGACCGCATGGAGGCCGGGGGCAACAAGCTGCGGTCCAACAACACCAAGTGGCAGACGATCAGCCTCTTCTCCTCGAACGCATCCTTCTATGAGAAGTTGACCGGCCCCAAGGCTACGCCCGATGGGGAGATGATGCGCCTGATCGAGTATAAGATCGACTACACGGACGTCATCGACGTTAGCCACGCTAAGGCAATGTTCGACCACCAACTCATGCAGAATTATGGGCATGCGGGTGCCCTCTATGCCGACTGGCTGGTGCGCAACAAGGAGGAAGCGGACGACACCACACGGTCTATTCAGGCCAAGTTTGACCGGGAACTCAAGCTGACACAGCGGGAGCGCTTCTGGTCGGCACAAGCTGCCTCCAACATCGCGGGTGGCCTCATTGCGACCAAGGCCCTCAAGATCATGAGTTGGGACATGCAGCGCATCTACGATTGGGCATGCAATCAAATCCTCCTTCTGCGCGAGGACGTCAAGCCGCCCGCCACCGATGTTGCCAGCGTCATCGGCGACTATCTGAACCGGCACATCAACAACGTGCTGGTCGTCAACGACGCCGTGGACCTGCGCACCAACATGCAGATGCTGCCCCAGATGGAGCCACGGGGTGAGTTGCTGGTACGCTACGAGCCTGATACCAAGAAGCTCTACATAGCGTCGAAGCCCTTCAAGGCGGACTGTGTGGCAACGCAGACCAACTACAAGGAAACGATAGAGGCGCTCAAAAAGAACGGGGTCTACCTAGAGTCGGTCGTGAAGCGGCTGTCGAAGGGCATGAAGGTCATGACGCCGGGGGTCTACTGCTTGGTGTTCGACACGTCAGCAGGGGGCTTCCTCAACATGGATGAACTGGTCGGCGTCACTGACGCTGCGGCACAAGATGCGGGTGACACCGATGCTGGTGGAGGGAGTTAAGTACGAAATCAACTGGCGGAAGTTCCGTCCGGGCACGTCGATTTTCATCCCGTGCCTGCACCCCGCAAAGGCCAAAGCACAAGTTCTTGTGGTCACCAAGCGCCTGCGCATCAATGTGTTGATAAAATCGACCATAGAAGATCGTATAAGGGGTTTACGGATATGGCGCGAACGAATATGAACGTCCTCGGAAGTTTGCTCCTTCCTTAGTGGTCGTCTCCATGGCCTCGGCCCCCCAGCCTGCACCGCTGGGGGGCCTTTTCATTCTTGCTTCCGCTT